CCTTTCTCCAATCCATTTGATCACAGGTACACACATCGAATTCGCCATTGCCTTGAATCTGTTGCCATCTTTTGCTCCAGATATGTCCGTGTAATTATCTGGGAATCCCATTAGTCTTTCTAGTTCTAATGGTGTTAGTCTTCTAACCTTTCCGTCAGGCTGAACAATAATTCTTCCTGAGTTGTAATCTTGTCCATTTAAACCACCACCCATATGAGCCCCATCAGATATACAGTTAACTGGATTCTTTACCCATGCAGAACAGTAATTGCATCCAGTTTTTTTGGGGTCTAAGGTTGTATGTGATTTGCAGAATGGGCAATCATAGCTTCCTTCAAACGAACTGGAAGCCTTTTTCCCATGTTGTCTCTTCTGATGAATCCTTGACAGGCAAGCTTGCTCAAATAAAACTTTGTATCCACTTGTTCTGTCTGAATGATGCCCGATAAGGAAGACTCTTTTTCTTCTATGGGGCAATCCGAAGTGTTGAGAGTCAAGAACCCGCCAGCAGAGATGATACCCGAATTCAGCCAACGACCCGATGAAGGAACCAAAGTCTCTTCCTCCGTTAGCCGATAGGACTCCCTGCACATTTTCCCAAACAATCCATCTTGGCTTTCTATCCCGCACCAATTCACAAAACCTGTAGACAAGTCCACCTCTTGGATCGTCTGTTCCCCTTCTGAGGCCAGCGAGGCTAAAGCTCTGGCAAGGAGTTCCCCCGATAAGTATGTCGATTGCTCTGGGAATTTGCCAGGTTGAATGTCCATTTATGTCTCCAAAATTAGGGGTCTGAGGGTATTTCTGTTTTAGTAAATCGCAGCAAAACTTATCAATCTCTGAATATCCTATAGGCTCAAACCCAATAGAATTCCAGGCAACAGTTGCTGCTTCAACGCCAGAACAAACTGAAAGATAGTTCACGATTTATCCTTATTATAATAATCAGCCTTAAGATTTTCGTATTTTCGTACAGAAGTTTTTAATGAAAGCTTTGTATTGGCTAAAGTTGTTCGCAAGGATCTTAGCTTTGCTTTAACTTCATTTAGTTCACCCTTAAGCTTCTTAAGCTCCGCAGAACCTATTGCTGATAAGTTTAATCTCTTTGTGTGACATAGATTGCATAGGTCTTTGTAGCCATACATTTTAATGATATGCTCACCGCACTTGGAGCATTCAATAGGTCTTTTCATATTGTTCCTTGATAAAATTTTTCACCCTACAGATTTGGCCTATAGGGTGAAGAAAAAAGGGGTCTATTAATCTAAATACGAATGATTCCATCCCATAATATCGCAATATATTTTACTATGAATTTTTGCCATATCCTGCGTAGTAGCATTGCATCCACTAATAATAGATGTCCTACCATCATCAGTACATCGTTCATCAGCTAGTATGGCAGATATGAACCTGAGAATATAAGCCTCTGATGCCCTTAAATTGATTGTCACGATTCGATTAGGATCGTAATTTGGTTCGCCTTTGTCAGCGAATTTAGAAGATAAAATAGAAGAAGTAGTCATGGTTAATTCCCTTTCAAAAGAATTAAAACTTTTTGCTTCCCTAAAAGTTAGGGTTTAGCTTGAAGAAAAACAGGGTCACTATAATTCAAATCTATCAGCATCCCATTTATATGGGATGATCTTCCATATATCAAGGTCAGCAGCATCATTTGAATTTGGATGCTCTTGCGGGCAGAATTGCCATGATGTAATAACTACACCATCAACTCTAATGGTATGATCTTCCATTAAAGATTGCATGATTTCGTCAGGCTTGCACCCCTCAAAATCATCGTTTTCTTGATCTTGTTTCTCGATCTGAAGCAGAAGGTATCCCGAGATATCTTCTACGCATAAATGCGAAGGGAGCGGGCCTCTCGCCAATGCGTTGGGATAATCGCCAGGGTCTTCCCATACTGATGTAATAACTTCCAAGGTGTTTTTAATGATCTTCATTTAACTAACCTTTCGTAGAAAAAGAGGGTTGGGGGTTGCTTGGTTTAATTAAAGCAGTCCATTCATTACACGAATATACAAATCTTGATTTTCTAAATGTGTTTCCAGTACACATTTAATGTATCCACGCTTTAATGATTTAGGTGCATGATGCACCCGCTTATTCCAAAGCTTTCTGATTACAGATAGATTAGATGTCATGCAATGCAATCTACCAACCCGATTCTTAATTGACCATTCGTTGTCGTATGACATCAATTCAATCGGCTTATCTTTATTTATTCGTAACATGATTCAAATCCTTTCCAAAAAAAAATGATAAAATTTTAAACACACATTTGCCAGGCGAACACACCAAAAAATTTTTACGCTATAGGATTTACCCCCTATAGCATTGGGAAACAGGGTTGGCCCTATTTCATTGTTTTATCGGGTTGCCATGCCATAAAGCTGATGCATAATATTTTCGCTCGGATAGTATGTTTTTGTGGCATGGTTGGCATACCATTCTGCCAATATCCTTAACCAAAGGATTGTTTTTTGTTTGCTTTTTGTTGCAGCAAAAACACTTTTTAGAATCATTCATTGTAAACATCCTTAAAAAAAATGATAAAAATCGTAACACACAAAAAGAACCCAGCGAATTTTTTTTTTGCCTGATTCTCCAGGCAGAGCGGGCAAAAAATTTTTTGACCTAGGGATTTTGCCCCCTAGGTCGTTGAAAATAAGGGTTGCCCCCTAGTTAGTTTGGTATTCAAGATAATGATCTTGTAATAAAGAATAACCTCTAGCAATTTCTTGTTTTGTTCGCTCGATTGCTCTAAGGATTACAAGCTTAACCCTGTTGGCATTATCGTCATCAAGCTTATCTGATATGGCTTGTATTTGATAATGGGTATTTGTTTTCATATGATTACGCATTGCCCAAACTTGTGTACCAGCAAGGCAATTGCCCGCCCTGATTGAATCTACGATAGATATTTGAACTTGAAGCCGTTCGGCTTCTTTAATTACCTTGTTTACCTTTTTAGGATCGGGTGAAAAAAGATCAGATTTTAAATTTACCTGTTTTCGTGCTTTGTAATTGTCTTTAGCAATAGCAACCATCAATTGCCCGCTCTTGTAATCGTTTTTCTTTATGGCATATGGCATCAAGTCTAAAGCTGTAAAGTGGTAGTCCATTGATTTAATGCTATTGGATTGGATTTTAAACCCTAGGTGATCGATAGCAAAATGAAATCCTCTGGGGGCTTTTATTACTCTTGAAATAATGCCATCATCGGTATCGATTCTAAAATACATGGTGCTTTTATTGATCATGTATCCGAAAGATTGAATCATAGGGGTATAGCTAAAACGCTCATATTTGCACCGGCTTGAATATCTTCCGTGACTATTTGTTTTTAAATGCGATGGCTTAAAACAAGCTTGAATATCAGTATAATTTTTCTTTTTATGATCATAAATTCTTGAAATATAACTAGATCGTCTTGTTCCAATTGGTATGGTAATACAATTTCTTGGCCTAAAATGATTATTGTAATCAGAGTTAATAAACTTCATTAATGAATAAGTTTTTATCCTAGGATGGTGAATTCTAGAATTATGTAACTCTAATAATTGTTTAGGTGTTTTACCTTGTCGATACTTAACAGGTATACTTTTAAACTGAGATAGTGTACTAGGATTGCCATAAATATTCGCCATTGTGAGATGCTCCAAATAAGGTTAAGTAATACCGATTAAGCATTGAATAATGCTTTCTATTGCCTTAATCCACACTATCTAAGAATAGATAGCATGGCATGGCATTAAATAAGGTTTAATAGTGCTTACCTAGTCAATGTAAACAAGGCGAACTAGTGGATTATCTTCTATCACTTTTTGAGTAAGTGAATAATAATAAATAGGGATATCATTTAACCTGACTAATGTATCTAACCACGGCAAATATTCGTTGGCTATACTTTTTGGTATTTCTAAAATACCGATTTTTGAACCATGCAAACAAATAGTCAACTTTATAGTTGGTATCATGCTATAAACTCCAAATAAGGTTAAAAAACAGGGGAAAAACAGGGAAAAAAGCGAACTGGAGACTATTTTTGGAATACTTTTAATGAAACTTGTAAGCAACATTAGAAGTATTTTTATCCCAACATTTGCGACAAGTTCCACACTTACCATCAATTTCTTCGCTAGCATGGCACAGGTTCAAATGATGTTGCATATCATCATTTTTGCCTTTATCGGTAATTACAGTAGAAGTAGGCAACCCTAGGGAATAACTAGGAATTTGATCGATCTTAAACATTGAGATTCTTACGCAAAGATTATCAGGAAACTCATTGAATTTTGTATATGCGGATACAATTCCAATTTCCTTGGTTGGTAGCCAAAATTTGATTAATGGTAAGGCATTTGCTATTTCTACAATAGCTTTTAAATGATCTAAGCTTTGGATATCTCCCGAAGTATGCCAACGGAAATAAGCTTTAGATTTATCTCTTAAGCTTTTATATTTTGCTTGCAAAGCTTCGATAAATGCAAGCTTCCATTTATCCATTTGTTTTAGTTGTTCAAATCTATTGGTATTTGCATTTTTAACGCCCCCAAAGGTATAACGCCCTTTATTTGCATAACAACCACTACAAACCGTATTTTCAAGCTTTGCAAGCTTAGAACCGGTAATACATTCCCATGCGGGGGTATCCCATGAAATCCAAGGCATTTTAGTAGTTTGACTAAACTTGATTTCCATTGTTTCATTGTCAATGGTTTCATTGGTAATGGTTTCAATAACATTCAAATTCAACATGATATGACCCTTTATAAAAATAGTGAAAAAACACACCGAAAACATAACTAATAAACAATATTAGTTAACAGTTATTGCGTTATCCTTGATTAACTTTTTACATTTATTTTTGCAAGCTAACCAATGATTTTTAGCTTCCATTGCATCAATACCGAATACCATTTTATCTGTATTCATATCAAATACATCTGTATGATATCCACAACCAATAATCATGTAATTCGCAAAGCATTGTGACTTAGTAATATACATTATTTGTTCTCCAGTTCGATTAAATCCCATTGTTCGATCAAAATACAAATATCATTCATAGTTTTTTCCTTATATCTTGGATGTTTTAGACTCAATTACCTTGCAAGGCAGTTTGGGCAATACCTTGGAATCAACAACATTGGCAACAACAACAAAGAATATAACCATACCAATTACAATTGAAACAAAGTTAAACATATTAAACCCCTTATTATCATTTCATTCTACTTTTTAGTTATCCGCATTAGATAACCTTATGATGTAATTATGCATATTATCGGCAATAGTTCAATCGCAATATACTAAATATTCCATAAAATTTTAAGTATATTGTCATAAACCCTTATGATATATAGACTTATGATTTTTAAAATAATTGATATTTTAGTCTATTTTGGCGTGGTAGTAAAAATAAATAATCAAGGTATGCATGGTATCTATCATGCTTAAATTGTTATTTCATTCTATTTGATATGCTTAGGTATTATCTTTATCTTTTATGTATTGAATGGGGGGGTATGGTATGCTTAAAGTCTTATATATTGCTTATATAATAATAATAATAATAATATAATATATATAGATATAAAATAAAAATACTATACCTCAATTTAATACATTTTAATTCATATATTATTAAGGATAAACTTTATCTATTATTATATTCATAATCTTTTAAGACAAGGTTTGTATCTTATTATCTTAAAACATTAAAGATAAACTTTATCTTAATTAATTAAGATAGTGTAACTCATAATATGTTTATTCTATATTTATATTGTAACGATGAAGTTGTTTATCCTATTAATATTTCAAAACCTGGTTTCCACCCCCCACCCCACCCTAAACTCAGAGACTTTTTTTTAGAATCGTCAAGTTTCATTTTGTCAAATTCAAAAGTGCATCCAAAAAATTTTTCTATTTTTCCCAAATCGTCAAAATGATTTTCTCTTGCAATTCATATAAAAACCAATACAATGTGTACATCTTAACCGGAGGTTTATATGCCAGCAGACAGTTCTATACCAATTTCACAAACCATTCCAGGAACAGTCACACTTTCTGCAACTGGTCAATCTCATGTTCACGCATTTGTATTGCAACCAGATTGTGATTGCACTATTCAGTTTTTTCAAGCGGATGGAACAACTGCAATGTCAGGCAAGATCCATATTCCGCAATATGAAACGCTTACTAGTGCAGTACAAGGTGGCGGCCTTCTGATAAGTGCTGCCGGAATAAAACTTACAGTATCTGGAAATACATCTGGAACACTAAGTGGATTTGTGGCCGTAAACAAATAGTTATCAGGTCACTAAAAAAATGGCAAAGAAAAAACCAGCACCGAAAACAACTCCTAGAACTCCAAGGTCGAAAAAATCGATCACGGAGTCTATTTCGTATGACACAGGAAGTTACCAAACTGGATGGGGGCCGTTTTGGAACGATCCTTCAGAATATGGTGCATTTCAGTTTCCTAATGCTGGAATGGGTGGTTGGGTCAATCCTGCTCAATTAGCGGTTAGAGACAATTACCTGTCAGGTGAGCAACTTCCGATCTATCTGTCATGGTGGCAGCTTAAAAGCATTAGAGATAGAGCTAGATTCGTATTTGCTACCAATGAGTTTGCTCATGGTTTAGTTCAATGCTTTCAATCATTTGTTGTTGGGTCTGCCGGATTTAAATGGCGGGTTGCTTCAATCGACCTAAAGAACCCAGTTCCAGAAGACCTGTTAAAACGCTGTCAGGCATCACTAGACATCTTTCGTGAATACAACAGTATGGTAGATGTCGAGAATGAAATTGTGTACCGACTTCATGTTGATGGAGAGGTATTCATTAGGAAGTTCCCACAAGCCAATGGAATGCTCGTAATTCGCTTTATTGAGCCAGAATTGGTCAGAGGGTATGCAACAGACATTGGTTCGCCAAAAGACTCGTTTGGCATCGTGTGCGAAGAAGACGATATTAACTCCGTCTTAGGTTATCAAGTCATTCTAAAGCCTAGTGTATCTAGAGAACCTACATTCATCCCTGCGGATGAGATCATACACATCAAGATTGGCACTAATTCTAACGCAAAGCGTGGGTTAACGACCTTCTACCCTGTTTTTCAGAATTTGACGAATTGCGAGGATATTTTAGCTTCTACAGTCACGATGGCGAAGGCTAGAGCTAAGGTTGCGATGATCAGAAAAGTAAACAATGTTGCTCCTGACTCAATGGCTTCTTTAGTTGACTCACAGATTGATGCTACCCTTGGTGGCAGCAATAATATGGGTGCAACAGAGAATATTGGATTGGAGAGGTTTGGCTATGGATCAATCATCACAGCACCAGCGAACATCGACTACGAATTCCCTGGGGCGAATGTTGACGCTGCTGGACTTATCCAAGTTTTGCAAGCCAACTTGCGATCACTTGCAACACGATTTGGGATCAGCGAAACCCTCATGTCAGGAGATGCAAGTAACAATAACTACTCTTCGGCACTTATTGCAGAAGCACCAGCACGAAGAACATTTGAACGATGGCAAGGGATCGTTGGAAGATCCTTGGCCGAATGTCGATTCGAGCCAAACAAGTCTCTAGCTTGGTCACAGATTCACCTTGCTTCCGAACACGGAATCATCCCAAAAGAGATTCTTAAGAACATTAAGATAACTTCTGAAGCGTATTCTCTTCAATCAAGAGAGCATCAGAAGGAAGCGGAGATGAACAATGTGTACCATTCAATGGGTGTGAAGTCTATTCAGACAATTCGCTCCGAATTAGGTCTTGATAACGATACCGAAGCATCAAACTTCATCAAGCCGATTGTTGACGAGAAAAAGGGTGCAACGGAAATTGATCCGATGAATCCTTCATCAAGAGTTGAGTCTGGAAATGCTACCCAAGGCATTGGTGGTGGCGAGCAAGTTCAAGATTCTGCTCTCAATGGGGCACAGATCGCAAACCTTGTCGATATTATTCATCGATGCACTATCGGTGAGATTCCAATGGAAAGTGGCAAGGCGATTGCGAGAGCATCCTTCCCTGCCATCACACCTGAGATCATCGATCTTATGTTTCGTGATGTAGTGGTTAAGATACCCGAACCAGTTCAACCTGTGTCAAGTTCTTCAGCAGAAAAACTTGACTCGACTGAACCACCACCAAACCTTCCCGCTGCAAAAGCACCAAAAACATCGACTGTAACAGGATAATTGTTGACAACACTAGACGATTGGATGTAATATCGTATTATGAATGCCGTCATCGAAAATAAACCTGGCGTAGTAGACCGAAACAAGTGCATTGTTTACGGTGTAAAAGTCCTTGGATTTAGCTCAATGAATGGCAGAATCTACGATCCAAAAGCGATTCGTGATGCGGTTCCGCTATACGAAAACGCTCCAGTAAATAAAGACCACAAAACCGAAGCACCTTTGTTTTCTGATCGGCTAGGATGGCTTCAAAATGTCCGCTTTACCTCAGAAGGTTTATACGCTGACTTCAGATACAACCCCCATGCTGATGGGATTGATTCGTTTTTGTGGTTCGCAGAAAATAATGGCCTCGGTGATGTAGGCTTTTCCCATCTCGTTAGTGGAAAATCGATTCCAGATCAAGATGGTACAGAAAGAGTTGTCCGAATCGACAGAGTAAGATCGGTGGATCTAGTTGCTAACCCTGCAACTACCACCACCATTTTTGAATCCAAGGAGACTGCAATGAAAAATGACAAAATGATGACCGAAGAAAATCCTGTCAAGGAAATGTATAAGGAAGAGGTTCCAGATGCTGCACCCACAGAAGCACCTGCTGCTGCACCGGCTCAAGAAGAACCAGCTTCTGATATGCTCAAGAAAATTATGGAAATTTGCGTTGGCCCAGGTGAAGGTTCGGCAAAAGGCAAGATGATTCTTGATCTTATTGCTACTGCAACTGGCCTCGGTGGTGATATGACCGCTGAAACCTCAGATGTAACAGGCAATCCTACTTCTGGCACACCAGCACAAGCTAAAGTTGATGATACTGAAGAAGATCCAACCGAAGATGAACTTGAAGAATCTTTAAAAGAACTTGAAGACCTTCGCAAGTGGAAGGCCGAAAAACTCAATGAAGAAAAAATATTCTCTCTGCTTAAAGAGAATAAATTGGAAGCAACCCCTGTGTTTGTAAAGCAACTTTCCGCTATCGGTGAAACGATGTGGGCAGAAGCGATTGAAGACAGGAAAAAGGTTGCTCTTGTTAGAGCTAGTGTTAAGCCAGTTAGTTCGACTGCAATCCAAGGCGAGTCGAATTATCAACAGTTCCGTGAAAATGTCCTTGGCAAGTAAGCCATCATTAAGGAGTCCTATCAATGGCGATTACTTACAGTTTCAATGCGACTAATCCTGTGGTGGCTCCAGTTGCCACCAATAAGGCGATTCAAGTTGGCGATCTAGTAGCCCTATCTTCCGGTAGTGCGATCTCCGCTCTTGATTTTCCTTGGGATACCAATTTGGCAACCACTCAAACTGCGTTTGCAAGTGCTTTCCTAGGTGTGTCAGGTCAATTAAAGAGGGCAGATATAGCACTTGTGTACGGTAACTCGGTAGCCAACCAGATTCGGGTTGATTGCTCTGGTATCTACGCTGGTGATTATACTGGTTCCGCTCTTTTAGTTGGGGATTTTGTTGGCCCCACTTCCGTATCTAATGTTCTTCAGCCTCAATCCTTGGTTAAAGTTGCTTCCGCTGCTTTAGCTATCGGTCGAGTTGTTGAAGCCCTTGCTGGTACTGGCGTAGTAAAATTCCAATTGTTGTCTAGTCAAAACCCTGTGGCCCGATAATCCACAACTTTTTAAGGAGATTAGCATGAAGAGTCTAGGTAAAAAGCTGAAGGAATTCGGCCAACAAAATGGTTTGGCTAAAACCAAGCAGTTCTTTTCGGAATCTATTTCTAAAGGTGATGTTGCGGTAAATCGCATCTCCCTTAGAGGTCTTGCAGAAGGCATCATGGGTGACGATTGGGCCGAACAGCTTAATCGTTTCAATGGGCCTGAGCGAACCTTTATGGAAGCCACCGAAGCGGTTGATGCAAGTAATTTTGCAGCAATCACAGGTCAGATCCTCATTACTACGGTTCAAGAAAAATACAAATTGGCATCGTTTATCGGTGATCAACTTGTATCGACCATCCCTGCTGGTCAGAACCTTTCGACTGAGATCATTCCTTGGTTGTCTGATATTAGCCCTTCGCCAGAAGTGGTTCAACCTGGTATGCCTTATCCGCAAACTCAGTTCTCTGGTAACTATGTACGCCTTCCAGCCATCGAAAAGGTGGGTAGAATTTGTGCAATTACCGCAGAAATGATTTATTCGGACAAGACATCCCAAGCTTTGGCATCTGCCGAATCCGTAGGTACTTATTGCGGTCTAGTTCGTGAAGAAAGAATTCTTAACACGGTACTTGGCCTAACAGGTAGCTATGTGTACGGTACTGCTGCTGGTGCAGAAGCTACTCTGAATACCTATTCAGCAACCGCTCAAGCTGGCATGACCTTTGGTTTCATCAATAAGGTGACTTCTTATGCGTTGAGCAATTTTGCTAGCATTAATACGCTGGAACAATTGTTCTACCAGATGAAAGACCCCAATACTGGTAAACCCATCGATATCTTTGGCCCTGGTATGCAAATGCTTGTTATGCCTTTCCAAAAGTATACTGCTTCTAGGATCTTGAATCCTCAGACGGTTACCAAAAATGGGCCTTTTGCCACTTCTGGTGATGTTGAGCAGTTGGAAAGTCCTAATCCGCTTGACAACAACTATGGTCTTCTCACATCCGCTCATGCGAGAAACCTGTTGGTAACTAGCGGTATTGCTGCTGCCACAGCAGACAAGTATGTTTACTTGGGTAACTTCAAAAAGGCTTTCGTATGGCGTGAAGCCAAGCCTATGGAAGTTGTCCAAGCTCCAGCTAATAACTGGGCCGAGTTCAATCAGGACATTGCAGTTGCCATCAAGGCTTCTTGGTGGGGTTCTGCTGGTGTTACTGATCCTCGTTATGTTGTTCAAGGACTCCCTGCTTAGTCCTACCTACCCTGAGGTTGGGGGCCAGTTCTTGGCCCCTAGCTTTCTTTTTAAGAGGTTATTATGCCAACTCCAGCCGAAAACCTCCTGACTATAAGAGACAACTACATAAACGCATTGGTGGCTGATTCTGCAAGCCCTCAACCTTCTTATTCATGGGAAGGTGTTGCTGTTTCTAGAACAGAGTGGAGGCAGCAAACCTTGCAGCATATTACGCAAGTAAACAAACTTCTGACTTATGTGAATCCGCAAACATACAAGACACAATTCATGTAAGAGGTGTGTATGCCTACGCTAAATTTGTCTCAGGAATATCATGTGTTTGATAATCCAGAGGTGCTTAATTTAAAAAATGTAGACAATTCTACCGTCACTACAAATTATGGATTTAGAAGAGCAATGACATTAGCTTACACCGATCAAAGTGGTGTGGCAAAGATTGAAAACATTACAAGATTTTTAGTATGGAAAGCTAACCTTAGTGGTTTCAAGCCCATGATTGATTGCGAAATAACGGATGTTAATTCGGTTAAGTATTATGTCAACCAAATTGATAACTCTGGAAACAGAGAGTATTACGGACTTGATTGCACTCAACAGAGTTAAACATGAATAACAGAATATATCGCAAGCCAAGACCGATTATGGCAGCTAATGCAGCAGATCGTTACACTACGATCATGGATACTGTTGCAGAAAAGCTAGTGGATTTAACTTACACCGTATACAAGCGTAAGGGTGCGGTCATAAGGGAATCTGATTCATTCCCATGTGTAGTAATAGCACCATCAGAAGAAGGCGAAGAATTAGGAATAGAAGCCTTTGGTGGAATATCTGAGTACATATATTCAATCAGGGTTTATTACATTCAAGAATATGCTAGGGATCTAGTGTATACTGATCTTGATGATAGGTACAAGATAAGAAAAGAAATATATCAGATAAGCCAGTTCACGGCTTCACTTAGTCCATCACGAATAAGTATCAAAGGTATTCAGCCGTTTTCCGTCAACAGCAACCCGAATACAGTTTACAATGTTACTGGTTTTAAGGTATCATATGGTTTCATGGAACAAGGTTTAGTTTAATTTAAGGAGTCAAACATGGCAGCAGTAGATAATATTTTTCTTACTGGTAAAGTAGCTAGTCTTTTTATAGAAAGAACTGACACTTTAACCCCAGTATTTCTCCCTTGTACATCTGTTTCTATCGCTACAAAAATGGATACTCCAGATGCAAGCAATTATAATGGATTAGGATATACAATTCTTTCTGATGGAATTCAAAGTGCAGAAATAACTGTAGAAGCCGTTTATGACAAAACACAAATGCCTGTCATTTTTGCTGGTATGAAAGCGGATTTAAAGCTTTCACAAGATGGCAATAGAGCAGCATTTTTAGCAGAAAATCCAACACTTAGTCAAACTACATTAGGAACAAACGAATATCGTGCTGCTAATAATGCTGGTGCAGAATTTTTGTTTCAAAATTGTACCGTAAGTCAGGTTACTTACGATGTAGCTGTAAAAGACATTCAAAAGATTAAATTGACTCTAATACCTTCATCAACACCAGATGTTAACTTTGCTGATTTCTCAGTATAATTTAAGGAGATTTTAAAATGGCTATTCTTTCAGGCAGAAACGGAAGTGTTCTTCTTACTGGTATTACAGATCCTCTTCCAGCAACAAATATTTCTGTTAATTCAAAAGCAGAATTACTTGACACAACAACTTTTATAAATCAAGGATTTGATTCTCATGCTATCGGTATGTATTCAGCAGAAATAACCCTTGATATACTTGAAGTTGTTGGTGGATACGGATTGAAACAAGGATCTGTTGGATCAATATCTATTGGTGATGGTGATGATCCAGAGCAAACAGTAGTTATAACTAATTGCGTTATAACATCATTAACCTATACAGCAGATGCAAAAGATGTCCAAAAAATATCTGTGACATTTGCTACATATGGCGAGTTTGATTTTAGAGTTGGGCCTGTTGCCCCTTAATTTTTGAAAGGAAGCATTCATGTCAGATAC